CTGGACAAAGCACAGTATAGTCGCTATTCCATAAGCGCTCTACATCAGCAGCAACAATCTTCTCTGCGAGTACATTGTTTTCTTCTTCTGTCATATTTGACTTATCATTAATTGATTTGTTTTGAACTGGTGAATACACTTCTCCTGGAATTTCTGCTTTCTTGAATTGCTCATATTCATATTCGCGTGCAAGATTACTTCCAAAAGTCATAATATCTCCACCAAGATAGCCAAGCGGTTTCTTATTCTCCATATTATTCCTCCGTTAATCTAAGGTTTCAAAATACCAATGTTTTTCTTCTTCAGTTCCGTGGGCTTCAAGCCAATCCCATTCTAAATCATTATACTTATAATAAAGGTCTGAATAGATTTTAGAAAGTTTTTCATTACCCTCATTATACCAATACCAGCACTTATGATTTAAAGCAGTTACAAATGCGGCCATTGCTTGAACATCATCACAATAAGTCTCATAGGTTTGAGTGGCCCATTCTTCAAGATAATCCTCATTTAGGCCCGATAGAATCCAAAACTTCAGCTTGTGTTCCTCAAAATAATTATTCATATTTTGCTCCTTTTTTCTTTTATTATAGCATAAAATTTGAAAAAAGTCAAAAAATAAAAGAGGGAGATTTCTCTCCCTCTTATAATCAGCTCACGGGGTGCTCTGGCTCCTCTTCTTCATCGTCTTTTTCGACAAATTGAGCCATAAACTCTTCATCATCTACACCGACAATATCGCAAAGAGCAGCAAATGCTTCTTGACTTACATCTTTACCATTAAGTAAAGCTATAACTAATTCTTTTTTGGCATCTCCATACCAAGGATTTTTACGTAACATATTTATCATCTCCTTAATCTAATAGGGTGGCTAATTCAGCCATTTTTGACCTTTCGGTCTTTATTAAATCAACACAGCCAAACATTGGTTGTCCTACCAACTTTTTCTGCATTGCTTTAATTCCATTATCTTTCTCAAATATTTCTTTATCAACTTGGCCATGATAATCACCATTAATAATAATTTCAGACCCCTCTCCTAAACGAGAAATTAATAATTTTATTTGAGAACTTGTAAGATTTTGGCCTTCGGTCACATAAATAATTGCATTTTCCCAACTGCGGCCGCGGCAGAATCCTAGATTTACAGCTTCTATTTGGTCTTGGGAAGTAAAGATTTCAAGTGCTTCGTCGCCGCCTAGAATATCCTTAATAGGTCCAAGACCCCATCCAATTTTTTGCTCTATGTCATTCGGTAGAAAACCAATTTGTGGTGTGTCTTTTAAATCAATCAGGTTGCGAACGAAGACTAATTTATTCTTTTTACCCTTCTCAATTAGATTGAGCGCGTGGATAAGAGCGCAATAGTCTTTTCCGCTTCCATAGACGCCAGTAATAAGTTTGATGGGAATATTTGGATTTTGTAGTAAATCAAACATCATTTTTTGATTTAAATTACGTGGTGATACTTTTATACCTAATGTTTTATTCTCAATATTTGTATAACGTAATCTTTGATATGATTTACCGTCCCATCGTAAAATATCTGCTAAGTTGCCTTCCTTATCAAATATCTCACAATATTCATTTACTTTGGCATTTAATACATTTTGATTTAAACCTTCAGAATATAATGTTACAAGCTCATCATCTGTTGGATAATATTTCCCATAGCCGCAATAAAATGCTTCTTTAATTTGTTCTTTTTCTGGCTCATTTAAATAAGTAATTTCTTGTAAATCCAAATAACGAGCCATTTCATATAATGCGCCATCACTTGTTATGAAATTTACATGCGCTTTCTTTCTATTAAGAATAACTGCTTCACATAATAAATAATGGTCATTAATGTCCATTAAAAATGGATATTCTTTGAAAATTTTATCTACCTGTTTCATAGAAACAGGTAGAACCTTTACTTTTTCACTAGAAAGTATTGCGCGAACGGCTTGCCGCGCTTTATATTTAAGATTGTCATCTTTATGAATAGAGGTTTTTATGTTTTCTAATTCTGCTATTGCTAATGGACTAATATAAATATTATCATATAAATTTAATGCTCCGTTTAATATAGCAGAAGTATCAAGAAAATTAATCACATTATCACGCCCCAATAATTTCATCTATTAAGCCATATTGTAGCATTTCTTCTGCGGTGAGATACCACTGCTTTCTATGATGCGCGGCATAAAGTTCTTCGGAAATATTAGTATTTTTTATAACGTAATCGCGGATTTTATTATCTACTGCGCGGTTGAAGTCAATAACATCATCTACCGAAGTTGATTCGCCGCCAACATAAGTTTGGCCGCTATGGAATAAAGCAAATGAAAAGGGGTATGCCTTTTTGGTAATGTTAGGATTATTATTTCCGGAGCATAGAATAATTGTTCCCATACTACATGAATAAGAAGGAACGATAATTTCTAATGGCTTTGTATAATTATCTATAATATTACATAACATCAAACCATCAGCAACAGAACCGCCCGGGGTATTTAATATTAAAGTTACAGGTATATCGCTATCTTGTTTTTCAAAATCTTTTAAGGGTAATACTACTGTTTCTAAAATACTTTCATCAATTTCAGCATTTAAAACAATCGTTCTATTTTTTAAAAGCTGATTAAAATATTGATACATTACTGGGTCTAAAGTACTAACTTCATTAGCAAAACCCAAAAATTCTAGGTCGCTCATTTAATCCTCCTCGTTGTCGGAGGGACAACTTATTTATTTATATTAAGAAAGAATTTTTGACAAAGTGCAGTCTTTTGGATTTATGTCATTCTTTCTAATACTCTTTATATAAGGGTGGCGAATTGAGATACCAGTTCCATCATTTTCCGCTTGCGCAGTTGAAACCATCATTCCACCGATAGTTAATGGACACATATACCATTCGTCAAAGTTATCACGAAGTTCAGTTTTAAAATCTTCTGTAAGCCCAGCGACTTTACATAACGGAACGATATTACCATTATCATCATACACGCTAGTATAAATTGCGCCTGGCCATCCATAGAAATAGCCTTTTGATACTGGACGAATAGCTCGTCCGTTACGATATTCGCCATATAGTTCGCCAGTTATTTTTTCGCCGCTGCGCTCGTCTTCCCACAGGTTCCAAGAACCAATATCTTTACCAGTGTAATCTCGTATAGCGGGTTCAATGCCTGTAATAAAACAATCAACATCTGCGGAAATCTCTTGCTTTACTTTACAAGTTTCCCAAGCAGAAGGACCGCGCTTTCCTGGAATATAAATGGAAGAACGTTTATAACATACAGCGCCTTCGCCGCCATCCATAAAAATATTATTTAAATCGTCAAAGAAATCTTCATCCATATAGTGATAATCAATTCCAGTTACTAGTGGGTTATTAATCATTTTAACTACTTCTGGAATGAGTTTTACACGTTCTTCAACACCGCAATTCATCATATCCTTGCCATTAAGAGCAAGAATATCAAAAATGCGCCATTCTAGTTTTTTATCCTTTTGCCGTGCTAATGCTTTCGGGTCAAGGCAGCGAAGAATGGAACCAACATCTTTATCAATGCCGCCTGGTAGATAAACTTCACCAAGTATAACAGTAGTGTCAGCAAATGCCTTTACTACATCCTCCCAAAAGAAAACTTTATTTTGAATTTCACCATACGTTCCAGTTTTCTTACTGATGCCGCGAGTTTGAAGGGCGTTATGATTAGGTGTGATAATAGCGCGAGACCAATTACCATCGTACTTGCGGCTCCATATATATTGACCACTAGCAATCATTTGTTCTAGATGTTGGCGTTTAACAGTTGGAGGCATAGAACTTGCTGGCGCCCAATAGCGCATCGGTTCACTAGTGAAATAATCAATCATAAAAATGCTCCTCTTTCATAATTTCATCTACGCTACCTTCAAGGTCTTCAAGTCCTCTACAATTCTCTATAATCCAATCAAAAGCAAAATTATCTAATTCGCATTCACTTATGTGAATTAGTTGCTCTTCTGTCATATTTGGATTAATAAATAACTCATTATTTATATAACGATTTACCCGAATTGTAATAGTTTCATTATTCTGAATGGCCGCGTAATCGTATACTACTTCATATTCATTTACAAATCGCCAATCAGGAATTAAAATACAATCAAAGAAACTATGCTCTGGAATTGTATAGGCATCAATAAACTTTCCAATTATTTCAGCCCAATAAGTTGGGTAGCGGCCGCGCATAACAGTTGTACCAATTTCTTGTAGCAAACTGCGGCCAGCTTCGTCTTTTTCGCCATTCCAATTAAAATACTGAGTTGCGTAATACTTAACTAAGTCAGCGAAGTGCATTATGAGAACGCGCTTTCCAACATTTTCTAACTTTTCTTTCATAATGTTTGCCACAGTATCCTTACCCGACATACTTTTTCCACTAATCATTACTACTTTCATTTTTTAATTGCTCCAATCTTAATCTAAAATAAAAGTCTACAAACTCTTTTTCTTCTTCTGTCTGACAAGAGTTTGCGAAATTAGAAACCATCTTTACGCCTTCAAAAGGGTTGGGTTGCTGTAATGCCAAATCAACCCAATATTTTGCTAAATCTCTAATGTAGCCTGGGACATTAGGAAATAATTCAATCATTTTTTTGTTGCTCTTGAAGTTTTTTTACAGCATCAAAAAATGCTTGAACTTCTTCTTTAGAAGTAAGAATAATTTTTTGTACTGGGACGGGAGCCTGCCGCTCATCGTCATCTGGCATTTCAAAGATATAATACCTTTCTGGGTCTGGCTCTCCGTAATCTACTGAGTAAGAAACACGGCTACACAGGCATTTACCGGTTTTCTTACTATATATTTTTGCCGCGACATGAGTGGCTCCTATTTCTTCAACTTTTACATCACGGCATTCGGGTTTTATTTGATTTACAAACCCTTTATAATCTTCTCTTGTAACTTCATAAATACTATTATTATCCATATTAACCTCGCCAATGTATTTTTAGTGTTTCTGCTTCTAATTGTGCGAGTTTATCGCATTGTTCGTTCCAGTAATTTCCAGCGTGTCCTTCCACTTTGCGGAAGTCATACCAAAAATTATCAAAGAATGGAATAATTTCTTGCCATAAATCTTGATTTGCTACTGGTTGTTTTTTAGAATTTTGCCATCCATTGGTACGCCAATTTACATACCATTCTTGATTATAGCAATTAATAGCGTAAGCAGAATCACTATAAATAATTACTTTTTCTCCATTTTGTCGGATACCCTGGGCATATTTAAGTGCTTCAAGAATAGCAAGTAATTCCATACGCTGATTAGTTGTCATAGCTACACTTCCGGATTTATGATAAAAATCATTTCCTTCACGTAAAGCATAAAAGGCCCAGCCTCCAAAAGTTGAACGTTGTCCCATCTTTTTTAGTGAACCATCTGTATAAATTTCAAGCGGCGTCAGCTTTTCTTTACTTCGTCTTTCCACAGAATATCCTCCTTTATTCTTATAATAATATTATATATCAAAATATAAAAAAAGTCAAGGAAGAAGCATTAAGCTTCTTCCTCTTCTTTTAATTCTGGTAGACCAGCAATGCTAGTTAAAAGACTTAAAATGCCTGCTAGTAGAGATGCTGATGCTACGACTGGCCAGTTCACTTCTGACATTATTGCACTAGTACTTATTGTAGCTACTGCTGTTTGTGCTACTGTTTTTACCGCACGAATGCCAGCGGCCGCAATCCATCTTTTAAAATTGGTCATGATAATCCCTCCCTATTTTCTAAGAAATCATTTTTACGAATACGTTCTGCATATAGTTCTTTAATATAATCATATTCAGCTTCAAATTCACCGTTGCTATCATTGGTTTCTTCTAATAGTTGAATATATTTATGATTTAATTTGTCTATATGACGATATTCATCACGAGTATGTTTTCTGCCGTTATGACATGAATTAGCGAAATCTAAAATTTCCCAGCGGATGCGGTCTTTTTCGTTTGTCATTACTTCTTGATTGATATTTTTTATATCGGTTTTAAGGTTATTTACCGATTGAACCAATCCATCAATTTTATTTACTTTTTCAATTAGACCGTCAATTTTAGTACACGCATCGCCGGTGATTAATTTTCCAATCCATTTAACTAAAGCAGACCAAGGATTTATTTTTATGGGAGCTATTTGAATAAATAAAGAGCCAAAAACAATTATTTGCCAGATATTTTTTCCTATCCACTCCCATACTTGTTGGGCTTGTGTCCCCATTGGCCTTCCCCCTCCATAGATAGAATAAATGAGATTTTATTTTCTCATAAAGTAGGTAGTGATAATTTAATAAAAATAATATAAAATCCTCTTATATAAAATTTAATTGTTCACTGATAGATTTTAATAAATCTAAAAAATGCGCTAAAAATGTCATAGTAAGAGAAGTTTGTGCCAATGCATTGGCTTTTTCTGTTTGCCATCGTGCTCCGGGTGGAAATCTTAATTCATCTTGTGTAAAATTAGATGTTTGTGAAGGATTATATGTTTTCAAAGTAACATTAGTTCCATGATTTTTTCCTAATTCTGAATCAATTATTCCAAAAGCATAACGTAAATGCTCATATGTTTGATTTAGAATATAAGATGCTGGGACATATTTATTATTTAAAGTATAAAGGTGTATATCTTGTGGGCCTTCATAATCCATGATATAATTATTTTGAGTAAAATCTATTACATCTTGTATCATTTGAGTTGCATCATTGAACATTAAGAGCCCTACAAATGCAGATAAGTAATCTTCAAGAGCATGTTTATTTCCGCTACCAATCATTCCATTACCGCAATTAATTAATGCAAATATAAGCCAATTTTTATCTCCAATAGTAATACCGCCCATTTCAGCCATACTATCTATAATACCAATTTGTTCTTCAATATTTTTACCAAATGATGCGCCTTCAAATGCTGAAGTAGTTGCATCAATAGAACCATATCCTTTTACAGTACCATGTACGTTAATGTGTGTAAACATTTGATTAAATACTTCTTTATCAATATTTAATTGTTGCTGAAGTTCATTCAATGCTTTTTGTTGTTGTTCATGTAATTCTACTAAAACTTTACCATTATGTTCATAATCAGCTTGAGTTTCTGTTTTTCTCATTTTACCATATGCTTCTTTTTGCATTTTATTTAATTGTTTTTCTGTTTTTTGAATTAAATGTTGCTGATGGCCTGATAATTGTTCTTCATAGTCTATATTAACTATTAATTTACCAGCAGAAAAGTCTTCTGTAATATTACTTCTACCACTAACAGTACCTTCAAATCTACTAAGAATTAATGGTTCTAATGCCATACCTTCATTTGTGTAAAAAGCTTGTGCTGAAATTTTTGAAGTCATATAAACCATTTCTTTCAAATCTCTATCTGACGCGCCATTTTGTTTTCGCCAAGTATCAAAGTCAGTTAATAATTCTTTATTATGTGTTTTTTCTTCTTCATAAGATTTTCGTAAGCGTTCTTTTATTATTTTAATAGAATTATTAATTTTATTAATATCATTTATAGTATCATAATCAGGAATTTGATATTGATCAGCAATACTATCTAGATAAGATTCTAAATTATCTGATTCTAAAATATTATTAACATATTTATCCATTTCACCATCTAATTTTAATAATTCATCTAAATTTTGATCAATACGTTTATTTCGTTTAGCAACGCTTTCACCGGCTTGGCGTGAAACGCCGCCTTTAAATTGCACTGCTAACATTTCATAAGCTTTTTGTGTAATTAATTTTAATAATACTGTTAATTGACGATTATTTAATTGTAATTTTCCTTTATTTATTTTAAATAATTTAGCACCATATTTTACGATAATTTTTTCTCCAATTTGGCCAAGATTACGTTGTTTTCCAGTAAAAACGCTTTCAAACATTTTTTTACCATCTACATTGAAATAGGGTGTACTAGCAGTATCTCCAAAGCCATCCGTTTTCGCTTTATTATTTTTATCAAAATAATCTGAACCGCCATTGAGATCACGATATTGTTTATACAATTCAGATAGGGCTTCATCTTTTTTTTTACTAGACAATATTTTATTTTTTTTTATTGCTTCCATTTGCCGCTTAATTTGCTGTATTTCACGCTTATTTTTAATTCTTTGTATTTCTTTATCTATTTCTTTTTTAAAATTATCATAACCTTTTAACGCAATATTAATTTTTAATAGTAATTCTTGATACGGGTCATTACTATCTTTTATTTGATTAAATATATCTTGTAATTCTGGATGGCCTTGTAAATAATAATTTAAAAATTGGTTTTCTCTAGCGCTTTCTAATTCTACTGCATGGCCTAAAAACTCAATCGCTTGTTGAATTTTTGGTGCCTCTTTAGAACGTTTGTCTTGATTTAGAGGATTTCGTGCAGGGCCATATAGCATACTCATGGCCCTTTCTCCAACGTTAAAGCCTGTTGTTCCTGGTAATTTTCCTAATAATGAGGTAAAAAAAACATATCGATCATTCACAGTAAAATTAATTGGATAATATGTTGAAATAAAAGAATTTCCTCTAAAATATTTTTCTGCTACGTTTGCAGGAGTACTTCTAAAATTTCTCATTTTTCTCCTCCATATAAAAAATTCGCCCGCAAACGCGGGCGTTCTTCATAATATAAGTATTAAATTTACATCAAATCTATTCCATTATCTCTCAAAGAAATACTTTAATAGAATGCTTTCATCGGCAGGTAACTGACAAAAAATCTCATATTCATCCCCATGAGCGTCAGCTAATCTAGCCAATCCAAGATATTCTGAAAGTGTACTCTTTAAATTAAACTCTTCACTACCATCATTCTTCAGTAGAAAAACATCACCAGTACACCTGCGTACCGCTGCCTTAAATGCTTCTAAATCCTTAATATTCTTTAAAAACTTACTCATTCTATTACATCCCTCACAATTCGTTCATAGTGTACTGGATCAACTCTCTTGTAATCGGCCCATTTAACTAAATTTTCAACGGTTTCTGGCTTGTTAAAATCATATTCTTCGCGCCAGCCACTCCAATCATAAAACTTATCAAAACTACGGAAAAGAAAATGCCCTTCAACAAGGTCATACCAAATTTCTCCCTTAAAACGCATTTTGAGAATGCGTGCGAAGTAATAACAATTTCCTTCTAGCCAATCACAATCTGATTGAAAACGACGATTAATAAATTCTTCTATCTTATCCATTCCGAATACCTCCTAGAATAATTACTAGACGCCCTATAAACAAAAATAAAATGGAGCCAAAATATAATTGCTGTTGTTTTAGCGCAATGGCGTCTAAAATGGCAGCCCGGGTTGGGGTTGAACCAACACGCCGTGGGTCAAAGCCACGTGTCCTGCCGCTAGACTACCGGGCTATATTGGAGCGCCATATGGGACTTGAACCCACAACCTCAGCTTGGAAGGCTAATATGTTACCGTTACACCAATGGCGCATAAGCCACTTTAACCGCTGTGGCCGCGTGCTCCCCAGGTACGCTTGAATCAGAGGCGCGGGCAAGTCTATTTATGCGGGTGTGGATTTGCACCACACATGATGGATTTTCTCTCGTGCCAACTCTATATTACCCCTACCTTTATCGCAGGTCTTTCAGCGACCACTGCACCATCTTAGAGTCATAGCGTCTACCTATTCCGCCACCGCATTATACAAAGTCGCAAAGCGACTTTTCCGCTCCTTCTACACGTGGTAGATGAGCTATGTAGTAACCCCGTGTTTATTCTCTTGAGCTTTCTGCACGCTACTCTGACCAGCTCAATATTTGTGGTGTGCTATTACGCCAAATCTCATGTTCCCATTATCCGCCGGTACATCATACTCAAAAGGACGTTCCACAGCCGTAGCCTTTTGATACATTTCGCACCCACGGGAGAACTTAGAACTCCTTAGCTGATGGCTGCTTCTAAGCCAACAGTCCACAATTGGTAGGAAGTGCCTTACCATCATTTTTGCAAATACGGTTTCACCTACTAGTGCCGTAGCAGCTGATACTAACACGTCGGTTTAATGGCTTCCCTGGCGCGGTATGAAGGATTCGAACCTTCGGACCATCTAAGGTCGGCAGAGTTTAGCAAACTCCCGCGTTCGGCCTCTACGCTAATACCGCATATTATAATTGGTGAGAGTGGAGGGAATCGAACCCTCGACGCCTAGATTAAAAGTCTAGTGCTCTTCCTACTGAGCTACACTCCCATATGGCTGGGGACGATAGAATTGAACTATCACACTTCGGGTCAGAGCCGAATACCCTACCATTAGGTTAGTCCCCAAGGTAGTTGTCTTTCTTCAAAATTAGGAAACATTTTCCAAGCACGGGCATCTCCGTTTTCAATATACCACCAACAATCATTTGGGCCAGTATGAATCCAAAGAAAGTTTTCTAGTAATTCTACCCGTGGCCAATTTTCATCATTTGCTTCATAATTTGGATTCCATTGAATGTATAAAGTTTCGCCGCGCTCATGGGGATCTATTTTACTTAATAATTCATAAAATTCTTTTTCTGTAGTTATTGGTTTTTGTCTAATTGCCATTCTTTTAACTCCATATTATGCTCTTTAAACCACCGAATAAGAGGCCATCGTTCAGAACAAATATTATCATATTTTTCATAGACTAACAACGCAAAATCTACATCATCAAATTGTTCTCCAACTTTTATAGTTTCACTTAATACTTGGAGATGCTCCATCAGCATATTAAAGTCTATCTTATCTAGCTGATTTTTATATTCGCGCAGGAAATTACAATTATTTGGATGTTTAGGAGAGCATTTGCCATTACACAATCCATCACAATTCTTTCCGGGTTTTAGTGGTGGAATATCTAACCAAATAATTCCATTTTGACTTCTTCCTTTTTGGAGCCATTTTGGATTCCAAACCGCAGTAGAAAGCCCGACCAAATTGGGCGGGAAATTACGAATTTGAGCAAAATAGGAAATGTAAATCTTCATAGAGTCCTTTCATCTAGGCACATTTTTTCTATTACCCTACCAACTGGGTGATACGCCAGATTCTGGTTGGCATAATCGGACTCGAACCGATGACACATAGATTGACTATGTAAGTTGCTGTGTGTGCCTATTTATCATAACTTTAATTCTGGTTTCTTATTAAATTCGGCTTGCGGCCGCGAGGTAGATGGGTCTTGTTGTTCACGCAGCAAATGATACCATTTTAAATATTCAGGGTCTACTAGAACCATATCATTTATCATGTCTTCTACTTCTTCTTGATATTTGATATGATTATCAAAGCGATTTCGGAGCTGATTAAGAAGTTTTTCACCTTCATTGTAATTTGTGCCTGTGTAAGATGCGAGAACTTTATTTTGTCTTTCGCCGCAAAAGATACAAACATAAGGTTCAATTACTTTAATTGTATAGCGATTATACTGTAAATCCCAAGTTAAAAACCAAGGAAAATCTTGAAATTTATGTTGACACTTCTTTTCAACGGGTTTTGGCGGTTCTTGAACTGGTTTCTTTTTAGTGAAAAATCCCATAATAAACTCCTTTTAAAAGTGGAGCCGGTGGAGGGAATCGGACCCACAACCTATCGCTTACAAGGCGATTGCGCTACCGTTGCGCCACACCGGCATAAATTCAAGGCACTAATAATTTACTTTAATATACTGCCAATATCTATATTCTGTAATTATAAAAATAATTGCTGTATGTGCCTTATTTGTAATAATAATACTAAGCCGTTAATTGTTTAATTGTGATGGGTTCGAACCATCTATCATTTTGCTTCTCAATCAAAATAAATTAACCACTTAAAAAGATTGCTGTGACGGCTTAAATTTTAAGATTTCTTTGTAATAAATTTCATTTCAACGCGTGTACCAGAAGGAATTTCATAATTATCAAAAAAATTATCTGGAAGTTCACACATAATACTAGACCCTTCAATTTTGAAACATTTTTGATATTCTTCACGATCTAAAGATTTAAGTGTACGCATCAACCAACCATGAATGGACTTGACAAATTCTGCCTTAGTTTGATTGACGCCTAAAACTTCCTTTTTCATATTTATTATTTCCTTTCCTTTGATATATTTATTATATCAAAAATTTAAAAGAAAGTCAATGATTAATCAGTATGACAAAATTTATAATCTTCTTTTTCATATTCATCTAACCATTTATTAAATTCTTCTTGAAATTTTAGAACCTCATATCCATTATCATTGCCATGCATATTTACCTCCAAAACCAGAAAGGAGGAGATTTTACGGTTGGGATAATCTCCAAACCCAGTTAATTATGGTCGGAGTGGAGGGATTTGAACCCCCGACCTGATGGTCCCAAACCACCCGCTCTACCAAACTGAGCCACACTCCGAAATACTAGACTCATTTTACGGCGTGCTATCCATTACACTATCTTCCCATATGGTGGGAAGAATTGGATTTGAACCAATATTACCGGCCCCTACAGCGCAAAATAATTGCTGGATGAGTCTATGGCGAGCCTAACAGGATTCGAACCTGCGATCTTCCGGGAGACAACCGGACATTCTAGCCGCTGAACTATAGGCCCATATGGCTTTAAGGTCAGCCAACCGCGTATCCGTTTATTCACTTATTTGCTATCGTGATGGCGGCCCGCCACGGACTTGAACCGCGGACATCTTGCTTAACAGGCAAGCGCTCTAACCAACTGAGCTAGCGGGCCATGGAGGTCCCGTTTATTACTCTAACGGGCAAGAGTGAGGTCATATCAAAGAACACATATTAGGGCAAATACCCTATTTAATAAAACCGTTGCGACCTTCGTCATACTTGTATTATCCTTCTAAACATATTCAGCCACGTTGAAGATGAAGGCTGAGCTAAAGGTAGCGACCCTTTAACTTCTTCACCCTGTCTTTCGACTAGCAACGGAGAGATTGTTTACTCTCAAATTTCACTCAAACCATTCAGCAAATTCTTTAATAATAAATCAAATATTTTCTATTTGTTCTAATACCAAGAACTTGTTGTCACTTTAAGCTACTTTTACCGCAAACCTCACTTATAGCCTATTTCTAGGTTTCAACGACAATAGCACCTTGTTGGTCTTTCCTAGGTTTGATACAGTCACCAGCTAAACCCTAACTAGGATTCAGTCTACGCTTTTAACGCTTGACTTCTATTATGATGCCGTGAGGAATCGTGCTTTTGTTAGCGGATAACCAAGCGCCTACCCTTAACATTCGGAGTTTCTCCTTATCGCTAATCATTACTGATTTTGCGGCCGCGATTTAGTAGTATCCCGCTAAATCGTATGGCTGTTGTTCAGGTAGCCCAAGCAGAGTGGTTAACTCTTCTTCACTTGGTTCAACCATTTTATTAAATAGGGTATCTACTTCCTTTCCTTGTTTCTGTAATTATTATACCAGAATTTTCAGAAAAAGTCAAATATTTGTTGTAGAAATTAGTTTAAACAGCATCGCCACGAGAAGGCTTTCTACATGATGCCATTTAAAACATCCTAGGATTTGTTCGCGCGCTTTCGGGGAGTATTAAGTCTAATACCGTTTTCAAGACTCCTAGAATGTGATAGTTACTACGGTCTTGACATACGGTTCAAGCCGCTGGCCTGGCTTCTTTATATTTTAAAGTCGCGTTTTCCCAGCGTAGCTAACAAACGAATGTTAACGCGACTTGTCACTTTTCTTACGGGAGGTGACTGGTGGGGAAGGAGAGAGTCGAACTCTCAAACCACCGGTTCTAAGCCGGTTCCATATGCCAATTCTGGTACATCCCCAAATTCTAGGCGGATTTTTAGCTACATAATTTAAAAGATTACTGCTTAAATAATATTTGCTGTGGCCGCCTTACATATTTATTATAGCAGATTTTCTGCTAAAAGTCA